AAAAGCACCTGCCATGCCGGCGGCGGCATTCTTGGCTGACAGCAGTTGGTTATTGAGTTCCCGTAACGCCTGCTGGCTGTCACGGGTGGCCGCCGCTGCCCCGCGTCCACCCTTTTCCATCACCCGGTAATAATCCGCCCCCATCCGGGAGGCACGGGCAATCTCCGCCTGAAATGAAGACGAGTTGGCCGAGATTTTAATAATCAGTTCACGTAATTTTGCCATAGGAAATTACTCAGGACAGGTTAGATAAAAAGGCTTCCAGCCCCGGCGCACGGTCACTGTCTGCGTCGGGTTCACGCCATTGCAGCAGGACATCACGCAGGGCAACTTTGCCCCCTTGTGACTGGTACACGGCCGCCGCGATTTGGGCGGCCTGAATATCCCCCCGCTCATCCCCCACCGGACTCACCCTGTCATACGCCAGCCAGCACAGTAATTCACTGGCGCTCAGGTCCCGTTGCAGCTCAGACAGGGTTTTGCCGAGCCGCAGCGCCAGTGTCATCATGAAGAAGGTGACCGGTTCGTTTACTTTTTTTCTGCATCCGCCTGTGAAGCCATCAGTTCCAGTGCTTGATGCAGCAAACGGCTGTGAACCGGGCCATAAATGTCTGCCACGGTGTCGATATCGTCTTCGGTAAAGACCGGATCGCCGTTCTCATCCCTGAGTACGTCAATAAACAACACGACATCCCCCCGGATATTGCGGTGGGTTTTCTCAGCGATGGACAGGGTGGTGTCTTCCTCACCCTCTTTCGGTAACGTCATTGCCTGCCAGTGTCCCCATGCCTCCGCTGAGGGTTCGCGTAAGGTGACGGTGACATCGCCCCATTCCGGTACGGTCACGGTTTTACTGCGAAAGCCCGCATTCGGGGCCAGTGCCAGTGCGCGCAGGTCGGGTTTTTTCTTCGCCATGATGATTTATCCTTGTGCCGTGTTTTTGGTTAACGACGTGGGTTTCAGGGGCAGTGGCTTACCTTTCAACCGCAGGGTAAAACTGGCGGTCACCAGCCCGCCGGGCGATACACTCCATGAGTTCTGGCGCACCTCGGCCAGAAACGCATACCCGTTACCGGTGGGAAATTCCACCTTAAACGCATGCAGCTCGTCGGTGTCGTAGGCCGTGCGCAGGGTATCCTGCCCGGGTTCATCGGCGGACCAGTTGCCGGACAGGGTAATTTCGCCCGGCGCCGCAAGTCCGTTGGTCATCTCCTGCTCGGTGGAGCACAGGGTGGTCACTTCAATGTCGGATTTTTGCCCGCCGGTATAACTGATCTCTTTGGTGGTGCAGTCGATGTGTTGCCAGACCGCATTCTGGGGATTGGCCTCTTTGGCTGCATTGGCCGAAATGCTCACTTTCGTGCCCTGGGCCTTTTCGTACTTACTCGACATGGATAATTCTCCGGAAATAAAAAACCGCCCGCAGGCGGCTGAGTCAATGGGGTGAGTTTGTGGGTTTACTGCCAGATCTGGCATTCCAGTGTGGCGCGGTACAGGGTTGTATCCGGCTCGTATCCTTGGGTTTCGCTGAGTTCAGTGGGTTTCAGTCCGGCAATCGCTGACCGGGCCTTATTCCGTATCGCCCGGGCCTCATCAATGGACCCGGCATAAACATCAATTTGCAGGTTATTGAGCTGGCCCGCCTGCCCGTTCAGCACATCCTGATCAAGGCTGTAGAACGAAAAAACACACCACGGCGGCATAACAGGCGGTTCCCGTTGCGGTGCCACGTAAGGAAAAACCTTATCCGGCAGTACCGGGTCCAGCAGCGGGAAAATGTCAGCCTCGGTCATTTCGACAGCACCTCGTCAATCGCCTGATTGGCCCGCTCAATGGCAGCGTCGGTAGCCGCCTCGGATTTGGCATCAAACGCCGGACGGATAAACGGCTGTGGGGCCATTTTTGAGGTCCCATTCTCCAGAAAGCGCCAGTAGTAGGCATTGCGCGGGTCACTGGCTTTCATGGTGGTGTCGCTGTTGGTGCCCTTGGCGTTAGACCCACGCACATACACTCCGGCGGACGCTTCACCGTTTTGCACTCGCCGGTTGGACGCCACAATATTGCGCGCCAGTTTACCCGTTCGCTTGGGGGCCTTGACGCGCGCCTCGTCACGCAGTACCGACGCCGCCGCATAAGTGGCTTTCCGCAGCACCTGATTGTTTTCAGCCTTACTGAGCAGTTCGAGATCTTTCGCTATTTCCTGCAAGCCGGAAAAGTCCAGCTCCGTATGAATACTCATGGTTTCACCCCCTGTTTGCATAACAGTTCAAGCTGGGTCAGTTTCGGGTCAGGAATGACGGCCTGAATGTCGTAAACCTGCCCGCGAAATACCAGCCGGGCAGCGCTGGTCACATCCGGACGGTAACGCAGCCAGACACGGACCGTGGTTTCTGAGAGTTCAGCGCCGGACGCCAGTAATTCACGCCCGCTAATGTATTTGACCTCCGCCCAGACCGTGGACACATCCTGCCATTCCTGCATAGGCTGGCCCGATGGCAATTTGATCTGGGTAAAGCTCTGTAGCGTGATGCGGTGGCGTAATCTGCCTGCCTGCATTATGTCCCCCTCATGGGTCTGATCCGATAATCGTTAAGCAGTTCCTTAAACCCGCTGGCTAATACATGGGGCTCGCGATGCTCATACCAAAACCCGACCGCCAACATTAAGGCCAGTTTAACCAGCGGGGTAATCAGCATGCCGTCAGGGTCATCTGCCGGGATGTATTCTTCATAGAGTTTACGGTTGAGGTAATTCTCAGCTTTTTCTCTGGCGCTCATGAGGTAAGCCAGTAACAGTTCATCGTCCTGCGTTTCATCCACCTTACACTGCAAGCGCAGCTCTTCAATCGTCGGTAATGGCATATTCCCTCCGCTAATAAGGCGGCACGCAGGCCGCCCGAAGATTACTTACTGCCCGCAGCGCCTTTCAGCAACTTCACGGCGTGACTGTCGACCAGCATCGACCCGACACGTTTGGTGGTGTAGAACTGCACAAACGGTTTTTTGGTGTACGGGTCGCGCAACATGCGAACACCGATGCGGTCCAGTATGCTGTAGCAGCGCTTGAAGTTACCAAAGGCCACCGGCACCGCATCCGCCGTTAAGTCCGCAAACTGCTCATTCTCCGCAATGCCATACCCCAGCAAGGCGGAAGGCTGGCCCAGCTGCAAGCCCGGCTGCCACAGGTAGTTGCCCTGACTGTCTTTCAGGGTGCGGACCTTAAACAACAGGTTGTTGTTCATCATGAACTTCGCCCCGGTGCGGTACGGCTTGCGCAGGGTGTAGATCAGCTGCATGATTTCGTCTGCCGTGATATCGGCTGGTTTTTTCAGCAGCAGGTGTTGCAGGGTGCCCCATTCGCGGTCTTTGTCCACCTTGTCATCCGAGCCAAAGGCCAGTAACCCCTTGGGTTTCTTGCTGCCGTCACCGTGGGTAAACGCGGCCTCTTCCTTCTCCGCGAATTCCTGCGCCAGTTCAGCGGTGATAAACGCTTCCACATCAAAGAAGGCATCATCCAGCATACGCTGGGTCGCGGCGGGGTTGCCGTAAATCTCCCCCCAGATCGGCTCAATCACGCCAAGCTGTGAGGTTGCGGTTTCCTCGCGCTTATCGGTTTCCCCCACCCAGCCACTGGTTGTTCCGCCCCGATTGACCAGCTTCTTATATTCCGGCGTCCCCAGCGTTATCACACTGCATTCCTGACGCATCACCACCTCATCTTTCAGGGCGCTGATAATGTTGCGGTCCAGCTCTTCCGGCACCGCATAGCCGCCATCGGGATCGGTCGTGGTCTGCATGGCCTTTTGTTCCAGCTCAGACAACCCATCTTCCTTACCCTTGCGGATAAACTGGGTGAATGCCGCCTTGTGTTCACTGGTGGCAGGGTTATTGCCACTGCCTGCCGGACGTTTCAGCCCCGCCAGTTCGTCTTCCAGTGCGGTTTTCAGGGTATCCAGCTCACCGAGCTTGCCGTTCAGGGTGTCCACCTGCTCAGACAGTTTGCCTTTTTCCGCCTCAATCGCCTCAATGCGCTTATCGTTTTTCTGTTGGAATGCCTCGAAAGCGCCTTTCAGTTCCTGCGCAACTTCACTGACATCTTTATGATCAATCGCCATAACAGCCTCTTATTTAGTTAAATTTAATGGATTTCAAGGTGGCCAGTGCGGCCTGCTCAGCATCACGCAGAGAAAGTGCACGGTAGCCGTCAGCCATCAGGGCCTTGGCTTGGGTTCGCGACAGCCCAACATCGCGCAGGACTCGCTCAATACTTTTTGGAGAAGGTATTTCACCGCGGGCAAAGGCGGATTTCACCTCGCTCACCCGCGCTTCATCGTTAGCGGGAAAGGTCACCAGACTCACTTCCCATAAATCGAGATCTTTGAGTAAAAACGCCTCTTTTGTCCGGTCATATTCCCAGTCTTTCAGGATATAACCGATGGACAATCCCGACAGGGAACCGGCTTTCATATGGGCGTGCGCCCGTTTCGCCAGCGGATCGTCATCAATCAGCAGCCGCCCCCTGAGATACAGCCCGGTCTCGTCTTCTTTCATCTCGGTATAAATACCGATGGGTTCGTCCATCCGGTGCTGCCAGAGCAACGCGGGCAGGCTGCCTTTCTCATTCCATTGTTTCAGGGTATTGGCAAAAGCGCCGGGCAGGACAATATCGTCGTAGCTGTCCTTGACCCCGAACACCGAACCGTAGCCCTCGAACTCACCGGAGTCGCTGACCGATTTGATTTTCAGGGGCACATCAAGCCGTTGTCTGGTCATCATCGGCATGCGTCTCTTCCTCCTTTTTCGGGGATTGTTCAGGTTGGGTTGTCATGTTCATGGGCGTCAGGTAAATATCCCCGCCCTCTCGCGGGTTGAGTTCTTCCAGTTCCCGGCATTCATTCGGGGAGTAGATCCCCCAGTTAATTCCGGTGGCGTAGGCCTCGAAACGGGATTTCATGTCCCCGCGCAGCAAGGCCCCGGTGTTGAATTTGGCGTAAAACCGCCCTTGTTTGCTGTTTCTGACTAACCCGGCATTAATCCGCTGCTCAATGCGGGTGAGGTACGGGACGAGGGAATAGTTAATAAACCCAATCCCTAAATTCTCAATGTTGTTAAAGGTGGCGCGGTCGGTGTTCTGCACCATATGCAGTGGCACCCGGAAAATGCGGCAAATTTCCTCCAGCTGAAACTTGCGGGTTTCCAGAAACTGCGCATCTTCGGACGACAGGCTGATTTGCTGCCATTTCAGCCCCATTTCCAGAATCAGCGGCTTGTGCGCATTCGC